GGACAGTGACAGCGCTCACCCATTCCAAGTGGGTGCAATAACGATGGTGCATAACGGGACGCTAACGTCTGCGAACGTGCTGCCATCTCCCATGTGTTCTCTTGATGGGGTGACTGTTGACAGCCATGCGATTGCGCACAACCTCAACATACACTCTGTGGAGGAGGTAGTGGAGAACCTGTACGGTGCATTCGCTCTTGTCTGGCACGATGCGCGGGACGACAGCATCAACGTGGTGCGGAACACCAAGCGGCCACTGCACTTCGCACTCGGACAGCAGGGCAAGACCCTGTTCTTTATGAGTGAGGGTGAGATGCTGCACCTGCTAGACAGGCGGATCAGGCTTAACCTACAGCAGATCTACTACCCCGATGAGGGACAGTGGTTGAAGTGGGGCAAGGACACACCGCTTGCTGACCCGGAGGTGAAGAAGCTTGACCTGTATGAGGACAAGTGGCCGGTGACTACGTACTCGTACGACACTAAGACTAAGTACGGATCGTACTCGTGGGACGATGACGACGACGACGAGTATGTATACCCAAAAGCATCAGCCCACCAAGCAAGCGATTTGATAAAGCTTGGCGGGCAGCGGCGAATAGTTCCGATGCTCGTACAGGAAGCCATGTTGACACACGACGTGGTGACCGAAGACCGGCTAAGGTTCTCCCCTTCTACCCGGGTGCAAAACCCACAGGACACAGACCGAGTGGGAGTGACAGGTCACGTGGACGGGATGAAGGCTATATTATACAGCCTGCAACGTGGAACCGCGACTATTGATGCGATGCGCAGGGATTGGGTAGTCCGGGTTATAGGCGTGAAGGTGACGGACGATGCAGAGCCGTGGCTTATATGCAGACTAGTCAATACCTTCGTAGGTGTGGGCAGCTTGACACGTAAGCCGCCTGTACCGCTGAAGGAGGAGTCAGCTAACGCTACGAAGCGGCGGGATGGCAACGTACCGGGCAAGGACGGCGAGCTGATCAGCCAAGCAGAGTTCGCAGTACAGGTGGCAGACGGCTGCGTCATGTGCAGGCATCACATAAGTGTGATGGATGCGTACGATGTGGTGTGGGTTAGTGATAATCCCATCTGTCCCAACTGCGACGAACGATACTACGAAGACTTAACAGAGGAGGAACTATCTCGTGCCCCGAACATTCATTAGACAACCGAACAGACCTAGCGAAAGTGCTAGGGCATTAGCCCGTGAGATGGGCGTGCGTATGATACGACGCACTAACTCACGATACACACGACGTCCAAGTGACGTTATCATTAACTGGGGTAACCCACTGGAGTATGCTACAATCAACAAACCTGAAGCGGTGGCTCTTGCTATCGACAAGCGTGCGACATACGCCGTGCTGGAGGAGGCGGGTGTGCCTACGGTAGAACACACGGACTGCGAGTGGCACGCTGCAGGGTGGATAGCGCGGGATGATCGTCTGCTTGTACGTACAAGCTTACGATCCTCTCAGGGCAGAGGGATCACAGTGTACAGCAAGGGTGGCACGGACTGGTCACGCGACTGGTATGACCGACCGCAAGACCACCGTAATGCTATGTACGTAAAGGTGTTCGGGAGGAATCCTCAGCACGTAACGGAGTATCGAGTACACGTAGTCAAGGGACAAGTCATTGATTACGCACAGAAAAAGAGGAGAAGTAATTATGAGCAGAGACCTAATCCATATGTTAGAAGCTGGGGCAACGGCTGGGTGTTCGCACGATCCGACGTCGTACTGCCCCCCGCAGTTAATGAGGCGGCACTCGGGGCTGTCGAAGCCCTTGGGCTTGACTTCGGTGCAGTCGATGTTGCATCCGACCGAGACGGTGGAGTCTGTGTCTACGAGGTCAACACCGCGCCGGGTCTTGAGGGAAGCACCCTTACAGCCTACGCGGATGCGCTCTCCCGATGAGATTACGGATACACTGTATGGTGAGGCGTATGACCGTGCTCTTGCTACACTTAATGCAGCTCCAGTACCTAGTGCTGACGAGCAGCATGTTGAGATTGATAACATAACAGATGAGATGCTTGAGGATCTTAGATACTACAACTTAAGGAGCAGGAGGATGAGTGATGAGTGAAAAGAATTGCATCAACGCTCGTGATGGCAAGCACAAATGGGTAGAGCCAATTGGCAAGAACAAGCGTCACGCAGATGCAGGTATCAGGGTTTGCGAATACTGCAACCGGGTCGAGAAATTAGCAGCCACAGAACAGGAGGGACAGTGATGAATACTCTACTTGAGCGGCTTGTATCATGGGCGCAGAACGAGGAAATGATTAACCAGTATTACACCGATCACGGTAAGGATTGCAACGAAGCGGTCAAAGAGATCGAGCGTCTGACTGCTGCCCTCGTAGAGATACGAGACTACCCTGAAGGGGAGGACGGCAGACTTGACTCAATGGAAGCTATCGCAAGAGAGGCGCTACAGGAGGAGAGTGATGATGAGTAAACCTAAAGAGAACGAGACGATTGAGATTAACGGGGACGTTATGGGCGCAGAGTTCCTACCGATCAAGGCGAAGGTGCGGGCACTGTTGAACGTGCAGTTCACGGCAGCGTACATGGACGGGACAGATACAACAACGTATCGGTTCTATGCGGATGAAGGTACAACATGGAGGAAGATAGTATGAATGTGACTAAACTAGATGTAGCAATGAAGGCAGCGGAAGATCAGGGCATAGCAAACTGGTGCATAGATGAGGGCGGGACAGTGCCTTTGACCTCGGACGAGTGGGCGTCTGCGCGCTCCCGGTTCTATAAGCTAACGTGGGAGCAGCGGGATAAGTACCGAGTACGACCCACTATGGCAATGGCAGAGGAAGCAGGAGACTGGCTGGAGACCGATGACGGCAAGGCCTACACCAATGTATGGGATGTGTGCGGTACGTACGCTGTCGCAGTACGTGACACGCTGAGTAGGTACGAGAAGGACTGGGACATAGTGGATGACCTGATGTACGACACGTTCATTCGTGCGGCGGAGAACGTTGACCAGTACGAGGGGCGCAATGAGGCGAAGATGTCTACGTGGCTGCTGACTCTGGCGACCAACGTGGGCAAGAACCACGTGGAGTCTACGCAGGCAGACAAGCGGAAGAACGAGGTGCTTGCGGTACACATGAGTTCGGATGACGATGATGGGTACGATGTACCCTACTACGAGCAGGCCGGGGGATCTACGTATGTAGCCGAGGCTAGTGCAGGACTCGACCCTCTGCTGGAGGTAGAGGCGGCGGAGACGTACACGGACGCTCTATCCCGGATGCCCGACAGGATGGCAGCCGTGGTAGAAAGACGCAGAGAAGGCGCGTCTAACTCGTTGATTGCACAGGACTTATCCATAACAGAGAAGACTGTGCGGAACCTTGTACACGAAAGTTCCAATTACTTTCGGGACAATCAGGAGTTTATCTTGTCTAATAGACTAAGCGAGCGAGACGAGGGGAACGCTTTGAGGCGTCCCCGTTCGTGCGCCGACGTTGAGCGAGCACAGCGGGAACGTTTCTTTAGAAGGGATTCTGCATTGCGTAAACGTGCGGTACGCATGGCCTCACCAGAGGCGAGTACTGCGGAATGGAAGGAGCAATACTAAGTGAGCATCGCAGAAGTAAAGTTGATAGCGAGCGAGTTGGAAGACGGCGAGACAGTAAGGGAGGTGTGCCCATTCTGCCAAGGCGGGTCAGGCGGCGAGAAGTCGCTGAACGTAACGGTAGACCAAGGTGCAATACTGTGGAACTGTCACAGAGCCTCGTGCTTGGAGGCAGGAGGTGTAGGAAGTGGTAAGCTTGTACGTACAAGCGAACGACGTGAGCCAAGGAAGGCTCGCATCACTCCCTACGAAGGAGAGCTAGCGTACCTCACGGATGAGTGGAAGGAGTACCTAGCGCAGAAGATAGGATGGAAGGAGTGGCACTTGGAGGAGGGTCGCCCTATGCTCGCACCGGAAGATAACCGGGTGGCCTTTCCTATCTTCTCTCCGATGGGACTACGACGTGGGTGGGTGCTACGATCCTATGAACCGTACGACAAGTATAAAGCCTTGACGCGTATGGACATAGAGGAGCCCCACCTGTCGTACTATAGACCAAACAACACTCCTCATGTTGTAGTAGTAGAAGACATCCCCTCCGCTGTGCGTGCTAGCAGGTATGCGGATGCCGTAGCATTGTGCGGCGGGGGGCTAGGTCTTGACTATGCAATGGAGGTGGCCGCGCACTACAGGAGTGTAGTGTGGGCGTTAGATGCAGATGCTACCGCGACAGCCATACGGCTGAACCGGCAGTTCGGTATGTTGTTCAAGGACAGGAGTTCGGTGCTTGTGCTTGAGCGGGATCTTAAAGATGAACAGGAGGAGAGACTATGTACCATGCTAGAGGAGTACACATATGAGTGAACGCAATCTGTTGGCATCATGCATTGCCAGTCGGGACGCGTTCGAGAGCATACAAGACCACTTAAAGAAGGAGGACATCAGTGAGCAGGGAGACGTTATACTGTCACATGTGCGGGAGTACTACCTCCGTGACGAAGACGCACGGAGTGTTGACTCGGAACTGCTGCGCAACAACGTGGCACGTAGCATGTCAAACCCCAAACACAAAGAGATGTTCGAGAAACTTATCACAAGCATTGCGTCCGAAGATACATCTCCGGCGAATGTGGTACATGACTTTATCGAAGTTAAGCGGGAAGCAGCTGGCGCTAAGTTGGCGACCAGCCTTGCTGCTGGGCGTAGTAGTTCTACTGTACGTCCGCTACTTGATGAGTACTTGAAGTGGGAGAACGCAACGGAACTAGAATCGGATGAGTCCGAGATCATTAACAGTATGCCCATCAGCGAGCTGGTAGGTGACACAGACATAGAGGGGTTAATAAAGATATGGCCGATGTCATTAAACGAAAGACTGGATGGCGGGCTGCTCCGGGGGCATCACCTCCTGATCTTCGCACGACCAGAGATGGGGAAGACTTTGATGCTAGTGAATATGATGGCGGGATTCGTAGCGCAGAACTTGAGAGTGCTATACGTAGGGAACGAGGAACCAGTACGGGATACTATGTACCGCATGGTATCACGGTTAACTGGGCTGACAAAAGGAGAGATAATTGAAGACCAAGACTTTGCAGAAACAATTGCCTTCGAGCAAGGATACGGCAACATCTATTTCAAGGATGCAACGCCGGGCACGCCGCGCCAGATTCAACAGTGGATTGACGAGTGCAAGCCAGACGTCGTCGTTGTCGATCAGATTCGTAATCTGAATGTCAATGAGGAACAGTTCACTCAGAAGCTGGAGAAGGCGGCCACTGCTGTGCGTAATCTTGGGAAGTCCAATAACGTACTCATGGTATCTGTTACACAAGCTGGCGATAGTGCAAGCGGAAAGGCGGCGCTGGACATGGGTGACGTGGACTCGTCGAACACAGGCATACCTGCTCAGACTGACGTTATGGTTGGGGTGGGGGCAACGCGTGACGATGAAGCAAGCGGGAGACGTGTGCTCTCGCTGCCCAAGAATAAGCGCAGCGGTAGACATGAGTTTTTCCCGGTTGGAATCGACCCGCACATCAGTAATGTGAGATCGCTATGAGTAGCGAGCCTAAGACTATAGAAGCACTGCTATCGTGTGACACGTACAGTACGATTAACGAGGATATTATAATCCTTGATACTGCGGAACTAGCGGAGAAGTACGGTATGAAGTTGGGGGATACAGTGTGTATACCCCTAGCTGTCAAAGCGTGCGCCACCCCGGTGACCGGGGACAGTATAATGATGGCGCTGGATAGTGATGGACGTGCGTGGGCACCTGCACTACACGACGGAGTGTGGTACAGGCGGGAGGTACTACTATGAACCTTGTACACAACCCAGTACCGGAGAGGTACGAAGGAGATAATTATGTTGTCATTGACTTTGAAACAACCGTACTTAGCAAAGGATCTGCGCTGGATTCTGGAAACAGTATCGTCCTCGCTTGCTGGAGCCTCGGAACCGACCATCCAGAGCGTGCCGCACTGGGCAGTAACGGGAGAGATTCCGATGCGGTTCACGATTACGTGCGATGGGGTGGAGAATTCGACATGGCTGACCTTGTACGACACATTGAACAAGCGGACTTCATTGTTGCACATAACGCTAAGTTTGAGCTGCAATGGCTCGAAAGATGCGGACTTAACATAGGAGATACACTGGTATGGGACACCATGATTGCGGAGTATGTGATTGGGGGGAATCGCTGGACGTGGAGCCTTCTGAGCTTGCAGAAATGTGCAGAGCGGCATTTCGGGAAGGGGAAGATAGATGTGATAAGCAAGATGTACAAGGCTGGATTGTGTTCGACGGAGATACCAGCATCGTGGTTAGAGCGGTACTGCAGACAGGACGTTTCACTGACCCATCAATTGATGTTGGAACAACGCAGTACGATGATGGACTTGGACTTACTTCCCGTCTTGTATACTCGCTGCATTCTGACACCGGTACTTGCCGACATAGAAAAGAACGGGATGATGCTCGACGAAGCGGAGGTGCTGCAGAAGAAGGAGGAGACGGAGAGGGAGTACGGCAAGCTGCAGCAGAAGCTGGACGAACTGACGGGGGGTATCAATCTGAACTCTACAAAGCAGTTACGGGAATATCTCTACGAGACGTTAGCGTTCGACGAGGTGCAGGTAAAGAGGGGCGGGAGATGGGAGCCGGAGCGAACGGCGAGCGGGTTGTCGAAGGCGGATGCCAAGACCCTATCGAAACTAAAGGCTAAGACTAAGGAGCAAGAACAATTCCTTAGCTTGTACGTACAATACAAAGGAGTATGGAATGAGCTTACAAAGTACCTTCGGAAGTTTGCGGACTGTGTTGGAGATGCAGGAGGACTTCTACGTGCACAGTTTAACCAGACCAATACACAAACTCACCGCCTCAGCAGTTCAGGACGTGATTACTCAACTCAGTTCCAGAACTTCCCCCGGGCATATAAGCCGCTCTTTACAGCTAGACATGACGGGTGGCTTGTTGGGGAGTGTGACGGAGCACAGCTTGAGTTCAGAGTTGCTGCCCATCTTGGACGGGATGAAGTGGCACTTGCAGATATCGTGGGAGGATCCGACATCCATAGAACTACAGCAGACATTATCGGTTGTTCAAGACAAGACGCCAAAGCTCACACGTTCAAGCCGTTGTATGGTGGGCGGTCAGGCAGCCCTGATGAAGTCCGTTATTACGAACATTTCAGAGAACATTACAAAGGAATTACTAGAACTCAGCAGTCATGGATTGACGAAGTGCTTAGTACGGGAAGCCTTGTTACAGAGTGGGGAATGCGCTACTATTGGCCTGACACCCGAATGGATAGATCTGGTTATGTTACTAACACAACCTCCATCTGTAACTACCCAGTACAGGCATTTGCTACGGCAGAAATCATCCCAGTTGCTATCGCAGCATTCTGGCACAGACTACGAGGAAGCGATCTGAGAATGTTCATTGTTAATACGGTACACGACAGCATCATCGTCGAGCTACCTGAAGAAGAAGTGGAGGCGTTCCATGAATTAGCACAGCAGTGTTTGATAGAAGATGTATATCCATATCTAGAGAAAGTGTACGGCGTGAAGCTAACAGTACCACTAGGTGCGGGAGTTATGACCGGCCCGAACTGGGGCAGCAAAGATGAAACAGTTTATAATGCAAAGGAGAGTATGTATGAGTGATCGAACTTATAAGGGTGTAGTGAAGGAAGTGTTTGAGCGTGAGTGGTCTGACCGTGACAGCGGCAAGGACATCATCCTCTATAGCTTCCAGATCGAAACAGAGAAGCGGTACTTCCGTACCGGAACCAACAAGCCTAGCTTCAACGCGGGAGATGCAATCTCTTTCGTAGCTGACGGCAAGTCGGGGAACGTAGACCTCAAGTCAGTGACAGAGATCGACGCGGGAGAAGCAACGCCCCCAAAAGCCCCTAGCAAGAGCTACTCGAAGGGCGGTTCTAGTGGTGGTGCAGCGGGTCGTGATACCTACTGGGCTGATAAGGCAGCACGTGATGCGGAGATTACGGAACCTCGTATCTCGTACAGCGCAGCACAGAAGAACGCTACCACTCTGGTAGCAGCGGCACTGGCGGCAGACGTCCTGTCGTTTGGACAGGCAAGCAAGGGTAAGCGGCTTGACATGATGGTTGACTTCGTGGAGCAGACAACGCTTCGCCTAGCTCTGCTTCAGATCAATGCACCGGCTATCCTCAAGGAGGCACAAGATGACAGCTAATAGCGCAGGCAAGATCTTCCACAGCAACGAGAACTATGAGGTGATCGTGAACGAGGAAGTAACCGAGTATCTGGTGAAGAACAGCAACAGCGGTGTGATAGAGTTCCAAGCACCGTCGTTGCCGGAGTGCATCTTCGCAGCTGAGAACCTGAACGTGGTACTCACCCATCGTACATTCGAGTGGGTGGCAAAGCGGGCACAGGAGCAGGCGGCCAAGGACATTGGGCTGGTGAAAGGCTCGGGCGTCTCTAGGATCAACTGATGCACATTCACTTCGATGGTGACTTGCTTGTCTACCGCGCTGGCTTTGCTGCTGAGAAGCAGCAGTGGCTGGTGCGTGACCCTGCAGGCGACTTGGAAGCTACTTATACCACGAAGCGGGAGGCTACTCACACAGTTGACGACCTCGGCAACGGGTACTACGTAGAGAAAGGGGAGCGCCTAGTAGAGCCAGTAGAGAACGCGTTGCATAACGTGAAGCGTCTGGTAGACACAGCACTTGAGAACCTCGGGGCGACTGAAGAAGATATGACCATGTACCTTTCCGGTAGTACCAACTACCGGGAAGGCGTGGCTACTATCAAGGTCTACAAGGGGAACAGGGATGCATCGCACAAGCCGGTACATGGCCCGGCTATACGGGAGTATATGAAACGCCATTACACTACGCTCGTCAGTGAGGACGAGGAAGCGGACGATCTAGTTGGATACAGCCACTATAACATGTGGGTGCATGATGACCAGTCGTCTATTATATGTACTGTAGACAAAGACTTAGACATGATACCGGGACTTCACTACAACTTCGTGAAGGATCACTCATACTACGTTGATGAGTACAGTGCGGACAGGTGGTTCTATCTGCAGCTACTGATGGGGGACAGCACGGATAACATCCCGGGCATACCACAAGTCGGGCCAGCAAAGGCCTCGAAGCTGCTTGAAGGATTGAACAGCATCGACGACATGTATCAGGTCTGCAGGGAAGCATACATGGACGCGTACGATGACGGACTCGCTGCTCTCATAGAGAACGCACGACTCCTCTGGATACGACGCCAGCCCAACGAGTGGTGGGTGCCACCGTGGGAGGAGGATCTGGATGCAGCAGAGTAAGCTAGTCAGTGCGGTAGAGTCTGTGCTTAACATAGGGAGCGGCTTCATCATCTCTATGGCTATGTGGCAGTATCTCGCACCGCTTCTAGGATACAACATTACTATCGCAGAGAACTTGCAGTTGACGTCTGTGTTCACGCTAGTAAGTATCATACGTAGCTACGCATGGCGTAGAATATTTACCCGATTGGATAGGAGGTTACATGAAATTATGGATTAACGAAGTCTCCAAATGGAGCGCGGAAGTGGATACACAGCAGTCGTTCTTTGCTATCCCTGTTGAAGTGTCTGACGAACTAGGCGAGCTACTTGTACGTAAGCACAAGGAGTTCATAACTATACAGAAGTACCTGCGCGGCTATGCACATTTAACTAACGCGTCAGGACAAGACCCGACAACACTGGAGGTACCCGCATGTCTGCAAGAAGAAGCAAGGTCAGAATCGCCGCCCAAAAAGAAGGCTACCGTAGCAACTTCGAAAAGCAAATCGCAGACCAAGCGAAAAAAGACTCAATCAAGTACAGCTACGAGCCCCCCGAAGGAAGGATCAAGTGGGTAGACAAGGAGAAGACCTACACTCCCGACTTCGTTTTAGCGAATGGGGTGATAGTAGAAGCCAAGGGTCGCTTGACCGTGCACGACAGAAAGAAGCATCTACAAATACAAGTGCAACACCCGGATGCAGACATCCGCTTCGTATTCCAATACGACAACCCGATAACGAAGGGGAGCAAGACAAGGTACACGGACTGGGCGGAGAAGAACGGATTCAAGTGGGCTATGAAAACAATCCCCAAGGAGTGGGGGAAGGAGCGAAAGAAATGAAGGAGAACCCCAAGCACGTCCAAGCACAGAAGGAAGGCAAGACCCCTTATGAGTTTATACCGCTTGCATCACTAGGCGGCGCGGCTAGGGTACTAGCGCACGGTGCGGAGAAGTACGGCAGGAAGAACTGGCGCATTGACCACATCAACGCAAGTACCTACCAAGGGGCTATCATGCGGCACCTCATAGCTTACTATGACGGTGAGACATTTGACAGGGACTCAGGCGAGAACCATCTATCACACATCATGGCTAACTGCATGGTGCTACTGGACGCGACAACGCAGGGATCTTTGATAGACGACAGACTAGAAAAGGAGAGCATCAATGACAAACGAGCAAGCAGTAAAGGTGATTCAGACAGCGTTGGCATTAATAGGCAACTCGGTTTTGAATTTACGAGGTGCGGAGATCCCGCAGACCAACCGCGCGTTGGAGGACTTGCAGCAGTTGGGGGTTTCCTTAGCAACGGGTACCCTAATCTTGGAGGTACCTACTAATGGAGAGGATACTGATACTGATGCAGGAGTTCCTGCAGGAGATGGAGACGCTAGTTGAGGAGGACGATGGGACTGTGTTCCAGATCCAACACATCGAGCAGATGGAAGAACTGAGCGACCTAATAGAGGAGAGAACGAATGGATAATCCAAGCGGGATGAAAGTCCTGACGCTAGACATCGAGACCAGCCCCATACAGGGCTACGTCTGGGGACTCTGGCAGCAGAACCTTCAGATCGACAGGATCATTGAGCCAACACGTACCCTGTGTTGGGCTGCGAAGTGGGAGCACGAGGACGCAGTATACCTCGGCTCTGAAAGCTTCCAGTCACATGAAGATATGATCCTTGAGATATACGATCTGGTCAACGAGGCAGATGCAATCGTCGGATACAACAGTCAGTCGTTTGACATGAAGCACCTGAACAGAGAGTTCGTGGAGTTAGAGTTAGCACCACCCCTCAAGTACAAGAACATTGACTTGCTGCGGGTAGTGAAGACCATGTTTAAGTTCCCGTCCAACAAGCTGGACTACGTAGCTGGCGTGCTACTAGACGAGCATAAGATGGATACGGGCGGCTTCTCTCTCTGGGAACGGTGCCTCGCGGGAGACAAAGAGGCGTGGAAACAAATGGAGGAGTATAACATTGAAGACGTCTTGCTTACCGAACGACTGTATCATTACCTACAAGGATGGGTGCCTGCACATCCCAACCGAGCCTTGTGGATCGAAGACCAGTCAGATCCCGTGTGCCCTAACTGCGGATCAACGCACGTTGTTCGTAAGGGCATTGAACGACCTGCTAGAGTTAATGCATATCAGCGATATAAGTGTGTCGAGTGTGGAGCTAATTCAAGAGGTCGAAGTATTGTTAAGAAGGCTGGAGAAGGAGTCCTGATGTGAAGCTGTGGGTATTCAATGCATACGTCTGGTCATTCTGTAGCGCGGGGTGGGGGTGGGTGGCTTATGTCACCGACCTCCCCGGAGCGCTGCTCTTGGCCTTATCATGCGGAGGCTTGGCAGCTGTGTCTGTCGTGAAAGCTAATGCCAACTAAAGAGGAGATGTTTCGCGGCATCGTAAAGGTGAATAATGAGAGGATCGACAACAAAGTTATTGCGCATACAGTCAAGGATAAAGTACAGGGAGATGATAGCAGCCGGGCAGATCAACCCTCCGGAGACAATCGAACACGCGCACCATCAAATGCGCACCCTGTATCGAGGCCTAAAGAAAGCCTTCGTGCGTTTGCCGAGCGCCGCAAGAGCGAGATTCTTAGCGCCCTTGAGGAAGTCACGGATGCGGAGATTAGAGTTGAGATAGAACTCAAGGGTTTGCGGTACGAGCGGCACGATCTACTAATGGAACAAAGACAACTGGAGAGACTATATGACGACGAAGATCAATGTACCAGCGCTGGACATCAACCAGCTGCAGCACCTGATACAGTTCTTTCAGATAAAGGAAAGGGACGGGGTGGACGCGGCAGTAGAGTGGGCGGAAAGCGTAATAGCACAACACGAGCCCAAAGAAAAAGCCCAGACGCCGAAGCATCTGAGCCTAGTTAGTTAGCTTGTACGTACAAGCTTAAGACCTATGTGGCCCTCACTCCTTTGGAGTGGGGGTCATTTGCGTTACGCGTTTCACCATTCCGAGTGGAACAAACATCTTAGCGGACACGCCATCTTTCTTCTTGGCGAACTCGTCCGTAGCTAGTACGTAGCCGTGCTTGTTCTTCGCAATGAGGAACCCTACTGTGCGTCTCATTACCGGAGTAGTCTTCGCTGCGTCCTTGACGTCGAAGTCATCAGTGTCTATAAATGCATCACCCCAGTCCACTACGATGATTGGGTAGTGCATCAGAAGCGCTTCCAGATACTAAGACCCAGTCCCGCTAGTACTGCTGCTTCCATCAAGAATCCCATGTCCACGCCTGCAGCACTTAGTGCTACCATCGCTTCGCCTATCCCTTGTAAAATCTGTGGGTAGCCGAACGCAGAAGCAATCCCGCCGAACACAATGAGATTCAGTACCGACACGATAGACACAGTCACGTACTCGTCTTTCCATGTGTTGCTCATTCCCTCGACTTGTAGGTGTTCCCATTCGTCCTTATTGAGATTGATCTCTTGGACGTCATCGTTCCGTGCTTGTGCAAGCTTGGCGTTAGCAGCTTCCCTTGCTATCTTCCTATCCTGTCTCTTGTTGATTATGTCCGCCACTGGTTTGAACAGTGCTGTTATCCATGCTGGCATCGCGTCCTCCTTATGTGTCGTATCCTATCTCGTACCACAGCATCTCGTACCTGTACGCTATGGTAGCACCTGAGTTGTTCGTCATCCTGATGAGGTACTTCGTAGAGGGCTTGAGTATCCACTCCTCCCCGTTCGTCTCTCCTACTACACCAGCGGGCGACTGCCCAACGCCTGTGGCGGAGGGTGGTATCCATTGTGTGTGTATCAATGTACCTACGTCTGTTACGGTAGGTGCGGTCGTGAGTACAGTACTTGGTGTGTTAGCGCTGCTACGATTGGTGTTATTTATTGTAACAGCGGCCCCGTCCGCAGAAGTAGTCACACCCTCGTACACTACCAAATCTATGTCACCCTCACCAGCCGTTATTTGCAGCCGTTGGAAGTGAGGGAACGTAAGGGCGGGCGTCACCAGCAGGAAGTCATCTACGTTATCGGCAATCATTCCTGTGACTTTACCGGATGCGTGGAACACAAACCCGTCATGTGCCATGCGATGGAGCACGTCTATGAATGTATGCGCGTGGGCATAGGCATCCATCGACTTCTCTATCTCATCGTAGTAGTCAGGTCTAAAGTTATCACTCATGCTATCTTATTCCTCTGCGGGTTTCTCACAGCCGTACGTCTTTCTCCAGCTGTCGCTGTATTCCGTACCATTCCACCTGTGGTGAACGATACGCGCTACTTCTTCACTGAAGCACCTGTCGAAACGGAAGCCTGCTTCATATACTACATAGTGTGTTACTTCGTGTACTAGAGTGTGCGAGGGAGCGTCGGGGTCTATGTAGATCCTGTTCTCTCCGGGCATGTAAGCGCCGTACAGTCCGAGCGCACCCATCAGCTCTGTGATTATCACATCGGGTGGTCGTATTCCTGTACAGTCTATGTCTAACTGCTCACATGCAAACTCCATGGGCGTCTGGTTCTTCTCTGCGTCTGCGTTGAAGGCCAGTAGTATTGCTACTAACAATATCCCTATTCGTACCATTCTCCTGTCACCATCATCCTTGCGTTCCGTCGTGCCCTTCCCTTCACTTGGCGCGCGTACGTGGAGTCCAGCATTTCTTTGGCTGCAAGCTGGTAGTCTCCTGCTTCAAGGGCAGCTAGCATCTTCTTAAACTTAAGAAGCCGCGTGATGCCAAGGTTATAGGTCATATCCAATAGGACGATCTTACGTGCCTGACATACGGTGAGGTATGCCGGGACGTTACTACACAGCTCGTCGATGCATATGCGCATCCTGAGCTTAAGTACCGCAGTACTTTCCTCCAGTGTGAAGCCTTCCAGTAGGTTAAATCCTATACCTATAGTCGGTATTCCTTCTGTATCGTAATACAGATCCTTTCGGTATCCTTCATTCATTGTGATGTAGCCGCTGGCTTTCCTGCCATCGAGGTGGGATGTCATAGCAGTCCCAGCTCCCTAGCCTTCTTCTCTACTGCGTTCTCTGATGCCAGCTCTCCGCTGCTGAACCTCTGGTACAGTTCTTCCATCTCCGTGTTGAACATGGCGTCGTCCAGTATGCCCAGACCCTGCACTGTTATCCAGTAGCGCGGATCGCGCGGCGAGAGGTTCTTCAGCTTGACGTATGCTCTCAGAGTCTCCGGATCCTGAAGGATGTCGGCTACGCGCCCAGCTCTTGTGTTACGAGCCACACGCTGCAGACTTGTGAGAAGACGTTGCTTCTTCGACAGAGGGCCAAACAGAGAGCGAGTTACCGCTATCCATCCTGCCTGCACTGCAGTCTTACTGCTGCGTGCGAATGCGCCCTCGCCCATGATCTTGAGAGTATCGTTCAAGAGATCCAAGTCTTTGACGTACTGCGTACCAAACACAGCTGTAAGTGTGTCGCGGTTCGCGCGTACCGTGGTCTCTAGTTTAGCCGCGTTGACAATCTTACCCTTATTGCCAGTCAGGCTCTGCATGACTTCTTCTAGGATCTTCTCCTCGACGCTGTCAGCTAGCTCCTCCCCTCCCGGCCCTGCTTTCCGCAGGTCGGCTATAATGTTGTGCGCCTGTCCGGGCTTAACCCGGTTGCTCAGGATTTCCTGTGCGATGTTCAATGGCTTGGTAGGATCAGCTACCGTACGGCCATAGAACTGCCCAAGTGTGGCCTCCATACGCTCTAGATTCTTGGTAGCCAGATCGGCAGCGCGTCCCATCTGGGCCACGTTGTCGATGCTATCTTCCATGCCCAAGACCCTCATGTGGTCTCGGTAGTCATCCATAAACTGGTTGTGTGCTCCCTGCTGGAAGCGACCCTCTTTGATGACGGTGTCAGCATGCAGCATACGGAGCTCATTGATCATAGCCGTGCGTGCCCTAGGCTCGTGGCCTATTACATCCATCGTCTCAGATAGCATACGTGCGTCGTTCGGGACGAGCATCCGCTTGCGGATCAGACCAGCCGGTAGGTTGGGCATCTCAACTACAGTGCGCTCCCCCGTACGAACAAGCTTGGTCTCCATGAGAGACTGCATGTTCTTGGTATCGAATACCGTGTGCAAGTTCTGCGTGACGTCGTTGGCGTGCGTCCAAGAGTCTAGTATCCTAGCTCCCCGACTCGGTGCCAGAGCCCTGCCAGTGGCGCGGGATACGAAACTCCCTCCTGCCATCTGCTGCTCGATAGCAGAGATTACACTCTGTATGTCCGTAGCTTCCCACCCATTAGTACTGGTTCCCCGCTGCACGTTACGTAGCTCTGTCTTCATATGAGACAGCGCCATGTGCAGATGGAACGGATCCAGAGCTTCTTGCGCCAGACCTGTGAGGTCATTGGGGTCTACGATCTTGTCTATCAGACGCGGGTCAAAGCCTGCGTTTGTGAGGCTAGCACGATGTGCGTTAGCCAGTGAGGCCAGTAGTGCCTCCTCCCCGTTCTTCTGAAGGTCAGCCATTACCTGACGTATAGGGGTGTCCCCGCTGTTGTCCAGCAGAGCGCCTGACTGCTTGGCCTTAGGATCCCAGCCCACTGTTCTGCGGTACTGTTCCCATGCGGCAGTCTCTACTTCTATGATCTTCTCGGCCTGCTTGAATACGTCTCCTCGCAGGGCAGTGAGTTCATCTAGATCTGCTTCTCTGGCAGCCACAATCTGAGCGTCCGTGAGGGCGTCCTCAGCGTCGTATCGAGCTGCGGTGAGGTCATCTATCGGGTCTTCCACGAGCCTCTGCCGTGTGGAACCACTGACGTCCTCCACAGATCTAAAGCCCTCATCGTTGGGGCCTCTTACCTTACGCGTAGCCATGCCGTCCAGAGCTTTTACACTGGCTTTCTGTGATTCTATGCCTGCTACCCGGAGCTCACGGGCTGCTTCGCCGATGGCCTGCGACTTGAGGTTGGCCTCTGCTACCAACAGATCAGCGTCTCCGGAGAGCTCACCGAGGGTCGGGTTGAACTTAGCGCCAGTCCGTTGTTCCAGTTCTCTGATCTTCGCTAGACTCTCGTCTATCCTTTTCTGCATAGCGGGCAGATCTTTGATGTCGAGAGGACGTCCTAGGTAGTTACGCATCCCAGTGATGGTACCCAAGACTGCGAAGGAGCCCAGCTCCCCGCCCGCTGCTATGCCTGCCTGCCATAGACTTTCACTAGAGGTGTCTACGCTATCAATGATCTCTTGCGGGACACCCATCCACTTAGCAACCTGTTGCCTTACTGGAACGGACAGGCCAGCCAGAATGGCTGCACCCGTTGTGCCACCTACAACTGTTCCTGCTCCCGGGCCAAAGGCCGCAGAGCCAGCAAACGCTCCACCAATGGAGCCTGCTGTTTCCATCGCAAAGGTTGGAACCTCTCCTGCGAACTCAACTATGTCACCTACGTCAGTCCCCGGGGGGTTGATGAGGGTCGGCTTGAGAGAGCCGTCTTCCAGCTGTCGGAGGTACGTCAACTCGCCGCTTGCTGAGTCATTGAATACTATAGGGAAGTCTTCTGGTACGTTCTTCAAGTCCTTACGTAGCATTGCATCGACGGCTGCAACCTGTGCTTGACCGTCGAACGCAAGCAGGCCCGCAGCTGCGCGAGTGCGCGCGTCGAGGCCGGACGTGACGTCTACGCCTTGTGCTGCTGCGTTCTCCATGAGGATCTGTCTGTCAGGGTTCTCCTGTGTGGGAGCCTCAACTGTGCCACTTAACTCGGCAGCGGAGAATCCAATAGGGCCTGAGCGCAAGCGATCTTGTCGCGGCGGGGCTTCTGTAGGAGTCCGGTCTATCCGATTAAACGTGTCCAGCATCATCTGCTCGTGTGCGAGCTGCTCCGGAGTCATAGTGTCTGCCGGAGCTGCCTGCGTGGGAGTCTGGTCGAACGCATCTATGCGATCCATGAGATTGACTTCTTGCTCAGGCGTTAGTCCGCCTTCGCGCAACATCTCTACCGCGAAATCCCTATCCTCTTTGCTTTCAAATGTTTCCATTACTCGGTTCCAGTAGTACTAGGGGTGCCGTTCAGTATACGTTGCCTGCGCTCCTCGGGGGTCTCTTGTCTGTCAGGAGCCGTAACCTCAGGCGGAGGCGGCGCGACCGCACCGGTGGGCTTCTCGGGGGTGCCGAACAGTTTCTCAAACTTCTTATCAAAGTTCTTACGTTCCTGATTGTACTCAGCCATAGCCTCGGGGCCGACGATCTGTGCCGCCCGTTCCGCTCCGATCTGCTTATTCCAGAACTCGAACTCCTTGCCAGAACCATCTACGTTGTCTACTAGGATCTGACGGAGTGCCTCAGGATCAGTCGCTGCTGCGCCGATCTGTTTGATAGCGTTCTTGAAGTCAGCGTCTGACAACTGTCGTGCGCCCGGCTCGTTAGCACGTGCCTTGGCGTACGCCATCT